AGAATCTCGATACGAGACTGAAGGATTTGCTGTTCTTTTGATTCTGTGTAATATGCATCAGTTGCATAGTTGTATTGAATCTTATATTTGATAGATTCCCAGTCTGCTTCAGTTATAATTCCTTTGAGAATCAACTGTGTCTTTAGGAGGTCATCAAAAATTAACGAGAAGCGACGACGAAGTCTAGCAACAAACTTTGTAAACTTCCATTCGTCACGATTAATCTCAGCAGCACGACCAAAGTTTAAACCTGATTGCTGTTGCTGTCTTGAGATTGGAACATTCAATGCTTGATATAGTTTCTTTTGGAAGTATTCAACGTCTTGGATCTGCCCAAGGTTTTCCCCTCCAGGAAGTGTTTCGATCTGCGTTCCTCTACCACCTTCGCGGCGAGGCAACCAGAAGTCTTCAAGCATTGACATGAATTTCTTGTCATCGCGGATTTCACCAGTGTTTGAATCATAAACAATCTTGTTACGATATTGGTTCATAATACCCTTGAGGTATTGTTCCGCTTTAATCTTAGGTAGGTTACCAACGTCAACATAAAATACTCGACGCTCAGGAGCACGAGTGATACGATAAATCACCAGTGCGTTTTCCATCATACGGAGTTGGTTTGCTGGACGTATTGCTTTATGAAGATACGACAATCCCACGTTCTTATCCTGATCAACAAGACCAGAAGGAACATGGCATATAGCGTCCTTTGTGATTCTAAGTGCATTCGCGCTGGTTGAATAATCATTTGCGCTTGCTGACTTTTGGTGTACTACACCTTTCTCGTTAAAGAGAAAATACTCATCAATACGTTTGATGAAATCGACATTAGTCTTTGTGTCTTTTTCTTTGATAATCTCACGAACTTTTTTAATCTTCCGTGGATCGATATATCGAACATCAGTTAAACCCTGTTTTGGATTTGCTGTGTCGATAACTTTATGGAAGAACAATCTACCATCGACATACCAACGACGGAAGTAATCATGTGCTCTTAGTTTAAAATCTAAGATTCTTAAGATTTCTTCGAATTCTTTTTCGATATCTTTCTTGATGCCCGCAGAAACCTCTACGTCATCCAGATTAATTCTAACTGGATCTTCGTCATCAAGATTTGAGATAGAATCATTAACAATATCATCAATTGCTGTGTCGACATCTGCCATACCAGCAATGTCACGATAGCGTCTTATGAGTTCTTGTTCTGTGCTGGCAGTTCCATCTAAGTCTAGGTAGGTTCCGTAGTAACCACCTGCTTTAATTTCATCTGTGCCACCGTCGTCTGTCGGAGCCACGAACGATTTTTCCGTTGGTGGCTCCGAAGATCGTGTAATCTTATAACCAAAAATTTCCATAATATTAGATTACTCTTAGAGTGTGTTAGTTAGGTAGTGCGAGTAGTTGAAGGTTACGGTGAACTCTTCGATTACATCATTCTGACCATATTGCAAACCAATTTCCGACATGTTAATCGGGAACGAGTTATACAATGTGTATTCCATCAGAACTTCGTCATTGCGATCAAGATGCTGAACAATGATGTCAGCTTGATAATCGGTTGGCGTAAGAACACCTGTGTTCAATTCCAGATCATTCATTCCGTTCATCCACTCTTCGAATGGTTTACGGAGTGACATTTCAGTGTCATTGATGATGGTTACTGTCCACGGATCGAAGATACGCTCACCAGCGAGTTTAACTTCGCGACCGCGATACTGAACGAGAGTTGGGTTTACTGTTGATGCAGGAAGGGCAGCACCAGTGACCAACAGCGCATATTCTCTATCAGGAACGGATGTTACATATCCAGGCCAGTTGAGTAATACGCGGAATTGGTTAGGTCTTGCACCACCAGCACCTAGTAACCCTTTAAACTTTGAAATATCCATATTAGATTTCTCCTATAATTCTATTTATTCGGGTTATTAGGCACCAACTTCTTCGAACGATACCGAGGTACGAGTTGCGATGAAGTTTAGGTAGATGAAGTTGATTGACTTAGCAGGTTTGATGTAGATATCTGCAACAAACTCATTACGGTCAATTACTTCGCCAGTGTTATTTGTTTCGTCACACACGACACGGAAGTCATAGATACCACGGCGACCACGAACATCGCGGAGGAATGGTTCAACTAGCGACTTGAACTGTGCACGAGTGAAGACATCGTTGAATTCGAACAACTGGAACTTAGCAGCAGTCGCGATTGCCTTCTCAAGAACGATGAACAGACGACGAACATTGATACGATCGAATGCCGATGGTTTCGCAAGAAGTGTCTTATCACCATAAAGAACAACACCCTGTCCTGGGAACGACACAACTGGGTTGATACCATTCTTGTAAAGAGTATCACGATCTGTTTGGTTTGGCGAATACAGAAGTTTCACGCAATTCTTGATTGCGCCACGATTGAAACCAGCAGGTGACCACCATGGGTCATTGGTTTGATCAGTACGAGCACAGAGACCTGCAGTATCAGCATTCAACGGAATGTTTACATACACGTCATTATACTTGTCGTATTGAACCTTCCAACCTGAATCCATAACAGCGTATGAAGTCGAACGATCGAGAGTTGTATTTCTGTATGTAACAACATCAGTTGCTTCATCACCAGCATTATTTTGCACTGCTGCAAGAGGTGGCGAAAGGAAAGCAACGCAGTCTAGACGATCTAGAACAACGTTATCGATAACATGCTGAGCAACTTCAACAGCGTGTCCACCAGTCAGAAGAAGCGAAACGTCAACCAGTTCCTTGTTAGCGAACAGATCGTAACCTGCGTTAATGTCGCCAGCAGCAGGAGCAGCATCAACACCGCCTGTTAGACTTACTTCTTCGCTGAGACCATCGACAATTTCGTCGATCACTGCAAAGGTCGAAGTGCCAGCAGTACCCCAATGAGCATTGCCACCAGTTGAAGAAGCACCTGCTGTTAGGTGATCCATCCACCAGATATACTTCGATTGTGCGTTGATTACATTCTTATAATAATTCGAAGAACCATCAGAGTTCTTTGCGTCAGATGCCTTAGAAACGAATGCAAACTTTTCTAGAACAGTTCCTGCTGTTCCTGAGAATAATCCATCTTCGTCAATAACAACGATATGAAGTTCGTCGTCAGCGCCGCCAAGATTATCAACATAAGATGATGTTGTTGGAGCACCATCGAATTGTGCTTCGTAGGTCCACCCAGAAAAGGTTGATGTATCTGCTACTGCTACTTTTAGAGTATTACCTATAGCGCCTGCATACTTTGCTGCCCATGCGCCAACAGCACCCTCACCAGCGGCATATGATGCATCATATATGTCTTGGTTTTTGATAAGAACTGCAGTTCCAGTTGAAACAGCATTACGTGCTGCCGAACCAACTGCACGAACTAGTTGCAGATTGTTGCCGTAACCAAGAAAGTTAGCAGCAGTGTGGAAATGCACTGTAGTAGTGCTTGTTGGTTTACCAAACTCGCGAACGAGTTGGTTTTCTGACGAAACTGTTTGAATTTCGTTTACAGGTCCCCAGAGGAAATAACCAGCGTACCCACCAGCAGAACTTGAAACTGCTGGTACGACGTTAGTTAGATCCTTTTCAGTAACTAGGACTCCTGGCGATAATTGAAATGCCATTTTCTTCTCCTTGTATATAAAAACTGACAAAAACCACTGTCTTTTTGCTTATAAAGTTATTTATAAAATGCTTACTTTACATCCAACCACGCTTGGTTGGTTTAGTATCAACAGACCATAAGTCTCCACTATCAACAAAAAATTCTTCTTCGGTACCATTTAGTATCAGACCAAACGGTGTCAGTTCCTCTTCTATTTGTTTCATCTGACCATCATATAACTTCTTTCTGATGTCAATATCTGTCAGATCTGTGAAATATGTATTGCTGGTTACCCAAGCAAACAGTACTAAACTCATCACCAAGTCATCAAAATATCCTTCGTCTGCCATCCAAGTTCCCATCTTTTCAATAAAGGTGGAGAATTCTGAGATGGTATCCGCATCAAAAATCAGTAACTTCTTTTCTTCCATCAGGGATTTTAGTGTAAAACAACCTTGCCTTTTTACTTGCTTAGTCATTCGAACACCCATTTGGGTTGCTC